TTACATACTTTCTAAAATTTTAGTTGTTTTTTTGTCCTCTTCATTAAATTTTTCTTCTAACAAATGAGAATACACGGATGTAGTTATTGCTATATTTTTATGACCTAATCTTTTAGAAATGTAATGTATAGATACACCTTTTGCTAGTAAATAAGAACAATGAGTGTGTCTTAATGCGTGCGATGTAATAATTGGTATATTATTGACTCTACAGGCTGATTTCAAAGCATTATTGATAGCCTGAAGGTTAATTATAGATCCGGCTTCTTTGAAAATGTAACCATCATAGCTAATTGCAAATGTACTTATGACGTCCATAATGTGTTTCATATCAGATTTAGCGATACTGATATATCTAGGGGAAGTATCGGTTTTTCGCTCGTCAATAAATATAGTGTTTTTCACTTGGTTGATATGCTCAATCTTTATATTTCTTGCACCACTGACACGACAACCCGTACAAATCATTATGAATAGCGCTAATGATGAACGAGTTCTCTTCTTTCTGACGTGATCTTTTAGTATTTCATATTCAGTTACCGAGATGAATTTTTCTTGTTCTGACTTCGTAGGTTTTCCGGCTTTATAATTAACTTTATAAGCGGGGTTTTTAAAAATAAGTCCATCATATAATGCGTCATCTAAAGCTGACCAAATAGCACCGTTTGTTTTTCTTATAGTTTCTTTTGCGTGTTCTTTTGAATGGTCGTTTATGAATTTCTGATAAACTTGTCTATTTATCTTTGATAACTCCATTTTACCTATTTTATGTTTTTGTATATGTTGTAATGCATTTCTATAATGACGGTAGGTATTTTCTTTAACAACAGGTTGTTTATACGTTTTAATCCAATTTTCGAAGTATTCTTCAAGAGTTATATAGTTATCTATATTAAAACCACTTCTTAACTCATTTAACTTGTCTAGTCCAGCAGAATTAGCTTCACGCTTTGTTCTAAAACCTTTCTTACGGTATCTTTTTCCTTCATGCTTAAACTCATATTGCCATTTTTTACCATCGTAACAACGTGTTTTCATGTGTTCCCTCCTCAAAATTGGCAAAAAATAATAAGGGTAGGCGAGCTACCCGAAATTTCGCATTATAGATAGGTTAGTGACAAAATACATTTTTCGTCTAGATTAACCGTGCCTCTTAGATTATTAATATTTTCGTTTAGATGTTTTTCAGAAACTTTAGCAACTTCATAATCGTTCATGTAAAGTGTTTGGTTTTTTATTGTATAATTAAGTAATTCATAATCTTTGTATACTTCTTTTACTTTATCTATATCAACATTTTCAAGAACAAGTTTTTTTATGTTATTATAATTAAAGTTTTCCATTGTTTTCCTCCTATAATAGCTTATCTGCAATCATCACAGCTAATAAATCGTTTTGTCTTATTGCTTCTAATTTTAAGTTGAATATTTGTGTGACATATTTATCTGAGTCTCTAGGTACTTTATTAATTGTTTTAGAAAAGTTGTTTAACCATTCGATTTTATCTTCATATTTCATTTTACTATTTGCAAAATTCTTTTTCTGACCGTGTCTTAAAAGTCTAGTTGTATACTTCCCGGCAAGTTGGTGTCTTTTTTCTTGGTTTTTATAAATTGGACTTTTATAAATAGCTTTATAAATTTCGTTTATAGTAGCAAAATATTGATTTCCTGTACTTTTATTTACTGACAAATGATTGCTAGACTCGAAATCGTTGACTACAATATAGTATTCATAGTCGGTTTTTATCGAGTAATTTTTCGAATTCATCAAAAATTCTATAGTAAATAATTGGTCTTCAGCAGTTTTAGAGAATGTTTTGAATTTTATCTTGTTTTTATCTATAACACTTTTTTTAAACATTTTTAGTACTGATAAAGCATAAAAAATACTATTATCAATAATATCAGCTTTCGCTACATTTCCTTTCTCAAATATAGCTTTAGGAACACTTCTTCCTTTACCTTCAACTCCATATTTTCCAATTATTAAATCGCTATTATTTTCTTTGCCGTAATTATATAAATCTTCTAGTGCTCTTTCGTGAAGTAAATCATCAGAATCTAAAAAGAATACATATTCAGCTTTGCTCATTTTTAAGCCTGTATTTCTAGGTACGCTAGCATTTCCACTATTCTTTTTTAATTGTTTAAAACGAACTAATCCTTTATATTTTTTTATAACATTCAAAGTCTCACCATTGTCATTTGAATGATCATCAATAATAATTAATTCGTAATCAGTACTCTTCATTGTTTGATTTAATACAGAACTAATGGTTCTATGTAATTTTTCGCCGTTATTGAATGTTGGCATTATAACACTTACTTTTTTCATTTTCATTTCTCCTTTGCTTACTTTATATATTAAAGCGCCACATAGGCGCTATTAATCAATACGTTTTCACACTAGTAGGCGTTTTTTTGTTTAGTAAAATCATAATGAATCTTCTTTGGTTAACTTATCGCCATCTAATTTTTGTGAAATAAATTCCAAGTATTTACGCGCATTATGTGACGATAAATCTTTAGGTAACTCATAAGTGAATGGTTGATTACCACTAGTTAAAACTTCATATACTATAGTTTCTTTTTTTATTTTGCAATTTTTTATTTTCATTATAAACTTCCTTTCAAACACTGCTGAAATAGACGTCTTTTTCAAATAAGCATGATTAATACTTCAATTCTTTAATCCACATATATTTAAAAGTGAGGTAGTAGGTAATAAATATAAGACTTAAAGTTAAGATTGCTTTTTTCATGTCAATTTCTCCTTTGTTTATATTTATATTAAAGCGCTAAATATACGTTATTAATCACAATGCAATTAATTGATTGTAAGATACTTAGTCGTATAATTCTATATACCTATTAGTAAATTCTTCGGTAGTTATTTCTCCATTTTCTTTTTGTTGTTGAAGTTTAGAAGATTCTTTTTGAATTTCATCGTATTTTTCACGAGAATACCCATATTTTTCCATCTCTTTATAATTAGCTTCGTTTATTTGTTCTTGTTGCTGAGGTGTGACACAACCACCAACTGTGCATTGTGTACCATCAGGTTTTGTGTAACCTATAACGTCACCTGCGCCTTGTGCTTGGTACCAAGTATTACCATCTGCATCTACCATGCCGTTAACATTGTGACCATTTTTTACTCTTTGTGATATTTCGTCTTTAGTTAAAGGTCTATTATTTTGTATGTTGTTGTCGAGATTTGTGTTGTTCTCGTTGTTTACTTGATTATTGTTATTGTTTTGATTAGCATTTTCTTTTTTCGCTTCTGCTTTTTCTTTAGTTTCTTTCTTTTTATCTTTGTTCTCTTTCTTTGTTTCTGTTTTTTTAATTTCTTCTTTTTTGTCTGTATCGTTACTACCACAAGCACCTAACACCAACGTACTTGCTAATAGTAAACCTAATAATCTTTTCATTTTCATTTCTCCTTTGTTTACTTTTTATATTAAAACACCATATAGGCGCTATTAATCACATTTTAGTTCTATCGGTAATTTTAGACTCCTTAACTCTTTGACGTGACTCTTTAGCTTCTCGAATCATATCTTTAAATCCTTGACTGTCTATAAAAGCTTTGGCTTCTTCTATTTGTTCTTGAGTAAGCTCTTTACCACCAGTATTGATGTGTAAGTGTTCAATTTCTTTATAAGTACTCATTTTTTCGACTCCTGTTCTTCAAGTTCACTTTTAGTTATAGGTAAACCATTATTCAACCTATAAGTCAGTTCTTCTTCTGTATAAAAGGGGATTTCAACCATTTCCCACTCTTCAATGTTAATGTCAACTTCTTTTAAATTCATTTTACTACCTCCTATAAAATAACTTTTCCAACTAACCTCACACTTTCATTATCATAAAAATGTAAATCTTTATACTTTTTATTTAAAGAAACCAACGTTAATCTGTTATCTTCTACATAAACCTTCTTTACGTAAGCATCTCCATTTATAATAAAGACGCCTATTTGTCCATCTTTGATAGTGTGAGATTTTTCAATGAATATAATTTGTCCATTTTTAAATAACGGCTCCATTGAGTCTCCATTTACTTTTAAAGCTATATCATGTGCGGGGACATAACCTCTTACGAATTCTTTTGAAATAGGTTCGTTATATAATCTTTCACCAATACCAGCAGACGCACAACCATATATATCCACTTCGGATTTTTCTTGAATGTAAGAATTGAAATCTACCAGATTATCATCACTGTCATTATTTTGCTCTTCTAATTGATTAGTCGCATATTTTAGTACATTGCTTTGTCTTGGAGGCGTGAGTTGAGATGACACGTTATGAATTTCTTCAATAATTTTCGAATCTTCCATATCATGTATTAAATCTAAGGGTTTAACTCCAAAAACGTTAGCTATTTCAGGTAATTTATCTAGTTTTGGACTTCTAATTCCCTTTCTCCATCTTGTGACTGTTGTTCTATTTACATCTACTAATTCTGCTAATTCACTATCACTCATATCTCTTTTGTTCATCAGACGTTCTAGATTCGAAGAAAATGAACTCATATTTTTATCTCCTTTAAACATATTATCTAACTAATAACTTCATTATATGCCTACAGTTCCAAAAATGCAATAAAAAACATAAAAATATGTGTAGAGGCAAAAAAATATGTAAAAAGCACTTGCAATTTTGGAACATCAGGTGTAGTATTGTTTTCAGGAGGTGTTCCAAAAATGCACAAAGATTTATATAGCTTTAGAAAAGCGGCGAAAAAGAACCAAGACTTTATGGGGAGTTTGATTGGTGTTTCGGGTCAACAATACGGAAAAAGAGAACGCGGAGAGATTCCTATTAATTTAGATGAAGCGATGATTTTTTCTAAGGCACTCGAAACACCTATACAAGAACTATTTCCAGAATATTTTTTTATTGAGCTAGTTCCAAAAATGCACAAAAACGAAATAACATCTTAAAAGGAGGAACAACAAATGAACATTCAAGAAGCAACGAAGCTAGCGATGGAGAAAGGAATAAGTATAAGGAGAGAGAATCAAGATGTGTATGGGATATTACCAACTAATTTGCAGCGTTATCAATGCCTAGTCGTATCTAGACACTATAAGAAAAAAAGACAAACCGCCGGCGGAAGGTGGCAGCCTAGCGCAGACGATTTAATAGCAGATGATTGGATTTTAGATTATTAATTTTTTCAAATCTCTAATTAAACTCATAAGTGTTTTGTAATCTTTTTTGGATTCTGATTCTGAGTAGGCGATACCTTCTCGAGAAAGAGCCATCTCAAGAAAACCGCCATCTTCAGCAGAAGCAATTACAAAATCTCTATGCTTTAATTCAAGAACTGCATCGATATAGTCTTCAAAATTAAAACCTAAAAAGAAAGCGTTAAATGAGGATTCATCACTACCGAAATAAGATGCAGAACGTTTAGACATACCTTCGTCAATTCTATCAAGGTAAATTGAATAAAGTTGTAAAAGGACAAATTTAGCTTCATCAGTCATAAGTCATTCACCTCCTTAATAGGAGTATAGCAGAAAGGAGCATAAACAATATGCAAGCATTACAAACAAAATCGAACATCGGAGAAATGTTCAATATTCAAGAAAAAGAAAATGGAGAAATCGCGATCAGCGGTCGAGAACTTCATCAAGCATTAGAAGTAAAGACAAGATATAACGATTGGTTTGAAAGAATGATTAGTTATGGCTTTGAAGAAAATATTGATTATACAGCTCTTACTCAAAAAAGAGTAACAGCTCAAGGCAACGCTATTAATTATTTAGACCACGCACTCACACTAGACACTGCAAAAGAAATCGCAATGATTCAACGTAGTGAACCTGGTAAACGTGCAAGACAATATTTCATCCAAGTGGAAAAAGCATGGAATAGCCCAGAAATGATTATGCAACGTGCTTTAAAAATTGCTAACAACACAATCAATCAATTAGAAACAAAGATTGAACGTGATAAACCAAAAATTGTATTTGCAGATGCAGTAGCTACTACTAAGACATCAATTTTAGTTGGAGAGTTAGCAAAGATCATTAAACAAAACGGTATAAACATCGGGCAACGCAGATTGTTTGAGTGGTTACGTCAAAACGGATTCCTTATTAAACGCAAGGGTGTGGATTATAACATGCCTACACAGTATTCAATGGAACGTGAGTTATTCGAAATTAAAGAAACATCAATCACACATTCGGACGGTCACACATCAATTAGTAAGACGCCAAAAGTAACAGGCAAAGGACAACAATACTTTGTTAATAAGTTTTTAGGAGAAAAACAAACATCTTAATAGGAGGAACGAACAATGCAAGCTCAAAACAAAAAAGTCATCTATTACTACTATGACGAAGAAGGTAATAGACGACCCGTTAATATTCAATACAACGATGGCTACGACTTAATGATAGACCAGCGTTTTATTGAAATGACGCTTGAAAGACATCCGCATTTAAAAAATAACTTTTATGGATTAATAGATGGAAAAGAATTTAAGTTAGATTAAATTTTTGTGTTAGATAATTAAAAGCTAATTTGCTTAGCAATGTTACGGACATACTAGTGGTTTTGTTTGCGACTTTTTTAACTTCTTTCCAAGTGTGATTGTCTCGGATATTATCTAAAAATTAATGCCCTGACCAAGTTATATCGTTAATTGTATAACCATAAATATGTCCATCTTCCCAACCGAATTTAACACTAACATACTTTGCTTCTTCCAGTTTTAATAATGCATACATTACAGTTTCAAAATCATATTTTCCAAATACAACATTATCTTTGAAATTGTATTCGGTGAGCGGTTCACCAATCTTTTTATTAGTTTCAATTTCTAACAAAAGATGTCTAACACAATCATGATCTAATTTCATACTTATCACTACCTTAGGTTGATAACAACATTATACACGAAAGGAAAGATAGAAATGCCACATATTTTAAACGTAACAGTTCCAATACCTGAAACACACGTGCTTATCACAAAAGATGAATATGAAGAGTTAATAGCTTACTCATTAGACCCTGTATGGAACATGAGCGACTTAAAGAAGAAATTAAAAATTGCATCTGATGAAACAATCAAAGACAGGTTATTATTTCACCCTAGACTCGAAAAAGAGTTAAGAGCACAAGGTATCGTACATTATCCTGATGAGAATTTTAATCGTTGGAGGTTTAACGCAAGAAGGATGCATAAGTTTGTAGATGAACATTTTAATGAGATTTACAAAGGAGGGCACAACAAATGAGTAAAACTTATAAAAGCTACCTAGTAGCAGTACTATGCTTCACAGTCTTAGCGATTGTACTTATGCCGTTTCTATACTTCACTACAGCATGGTCAATTGCAGGATTCGCAAGTATCGCAACATTCATATTCTATAAGGAATACTTTTATGAAGAATAAAAAAACTGCTACTTGCGCCAACAAGTAACAGTAACAAACATTTAAGAAATAAAATTCAAGTTAAATATAAAACGAAAAACGGAGGAAGTCAACCATGACTAAAAATTATAAAGACATGACGCAGGAAGAAATAAAAGACTTATTATCTGAAAAAACGGCAGAATTGTATGAATTAGCGAAAGAAATTAAGGGAGAAAGTAAATTTGATATTTTGCTTTTCTCATCAATAGGAGTTATCGACGGAGATTATTTAGCAGGTTCAAGTTCTGTGATTGGTCATACTTTTGATCTTGCTTACTTATTGGATAGCACTAAGAGTTATAAAGATATTGTCAATGTTCTCCAAATGTGTAAATCACAAAAAATTCTCGGTATAGATGACGACAAGGAGGACTAAAACAATGTATTACAAAACGGGTGACGTATGTCGAAAAATATTTAATGTAGATGGCTTTGATTTTCAATTAAGAGTTAAGAAGCGAGCATATAGTGTCGAAATAGTCGTTTTAGATCATGAAGGAAATTCAATTGACGGGCTACTAGTTTCTGACGAGAACGATCTATACACAGCTTTAGATATTTTGAAACAAAGTATTTATGAATGGATTGAAAATAACACAGATGAACAGGACAGACTAATTAACTTAGTCATGAAATGGTAGGTATAAGCATGAGAGATACAGAAAGAAATATATTGAATATTTTTAAGACGTTATTCGACGAATATACTTTGTCAAACCAACGAGCATTATTGGAAATTGAACGTAATCATCACGGATACTTATCGATTAATTTCTTGCACTATCACGACAGTTACAAAACAAACAATAAGCTTGTGCAGATACATGAAATCAATCCAGACAGCCATGAACGAATAAAAAATTTAATTATCGAGGTGCTAAGAGGTCATCGGAAGATTAAAAAAGGAGCATGAGGAAAGATATGAAAATAAATAAGTTAACTATATCGAACTTTGCTGGAATCAAAGAAGAAAGCTTTAACTTTGACGGTAAAGACACAAAAATATACGGCAATAATGCGACTGGCAAGACTACAACAGCAACCGCATTACAATGGCTGCTTTTCGATAAAGGTTTGGACGGATCAACCAAATCATTTAACCCTGTACCTTTAAACGAAAAAAACGAAGAAAATTATGAGTTAATTCCGACTGTTTTCGCAGAATTTGAAATCGACGGAAAAATTACGACTTTTAAAAAAGAGTCACATCCTAAATACACAATAAATCAAAAAACGAATCGCAAGGAATACTCACGAAGTCGAACGAAGAAACAATATATCAATGATGAATCAATAAAAGTAAAGGATTATAAAGCTCGTATTGATGAACTGATTGATGAAGATGTATTCAAGTTAATTACGAACCCTCAAGCATTTAACTTACTAGATTGGAAGAAACGAAGAAGTTTGTTGTTTGAAATTGCTAAACCAATCAATGATGAGGATGTCATTAAAACAAATGATGATTTTAAAGAATTAAATAATATTCTTGGTGATCATGAAATTGAAACAAAGAAAAAAATTCTTACTGACAAGATAAAACAGATTAACAAAGACATCAAAGATATTCCGATACGTATTAATCAAACACAACAAAATAAGCAGGATGTACCAGAATTCGATAATGATAGATACGCAATTATCAAACAAGAAATTGAGCAACTTGAAAATGAGCGTATAGATATTCAAAACGGTAAGGAAGAAATTAATTTGCGTAATCAATTAGCTGATAAACAATCAGAATTGAAACGCATAGAAGACAATAACAGCGCAAGTAATGAGAACAAAATCCATGCTTTAACAAATGAATTACACGTTGAAAATGGAACGGTAGCAAACCTTAAAACGAGATTAAAGCAAAACAAACAACAAATCACGCATGAAGAAAATAGACGTAATCAATTATTGGAAAATCACAAAGGACTAAAAAGTGATTTAGAAAAATCTAAAAATCAAAAATTTGAACATCTTGATGACAATGTATGTAGTTGTTGTGGTCAACAGTTACCAACTGAACAAGTGAATGAGGCAAGAGAAAAAGCTTTACAGAAATTCAATGTAAAAAAATCGAAAGAATTAGAAACAATACAAACATCTATCAATCACATTATTTCAGAAGGCAAGAAAATAAAGCCAATCATCGAGAAGTTAGAGGATGACAACAATAATCTACAAATTAAAATCAACGAAGCAGAAGAGCGTTCAGCAAGAATACAAAACAAAATTAATAAGTTGAAAACGACTCATGTTGACGTTACACAAACTGACGAATACAAAGCAGTAATGTTAGAGATAAACGAGATTAATCAAAAACGCTCGAACATTAGGAAAACTATTCAAGATAACGTTTCAGGAATAGATGACAAAATAAGCGAACTTACTCAAGAAAAATCAGAAATTGAAGTGTCAAGATCAATCGAAAAATCAAATAAACATCTAGATGATGTTATTTCTGAATTAAGAAATGAAGAAGATAGATTATTGGATGAAAAAGAAAAGTATTCACATGACCTTTATATCTTAAAAGAATTTACAACAACAAAAGTCAAAATGCTTACTGAAAATATCAATAATGAATTTGAGATTGCTGAATTTAAGTTATTCAATACCTTAGTTAACGGCGAATTAGAAGAAACATGTTCCACAACGGTTAACGGCGTCGAATACGACAGCGGTTTAAATAACGCCTCAAGAATTAATGTTGGCTTAGATATCATCAATACACTGTCAAAACATTTTAAAGTTACAGCGCCAATATTTATTGATAATGCTGAATCAGTAACAGAGCTTATCAAAACAGAATCACAACAAATTCAATTGATAGTAAATGAACAAGATAAAAAATTAAGAATGGAGACTATATAAAATGACTGAAAATAATAAATTACAAACTATTGAACAACAATTAGTACAAGAAAAGAACGTATCTGACAACGTATTAAACAAAGTGAGAGTTTTAGAGTCACAAGGCAATTTGGAATTGCCAAATGATTATTCACCAAGTAATGCCATGAAACAAGCATGGTTACAAATCAGCCAAGATAACAAATTAATGAGTTGTAACGATACAAGCAAAGCAAATGCCTTATTAGACATGGTAACGCAAGGTTTAAATCCAGCTAAAAATCAATGCTACTTTATTCCTTACGGCAACAAAATGCAGTTACAACGTAGCTATCACGGTAATGTAATGATGTTAAAACGTGATGCAGGTGCTCAAGATGTTGTTGCTCAAGTAATTTATAAAGGCGATACATTCAAGCAAGAAATGGGAGAAACAGGACGTATCAAAGCGATTAAACACGAACAAGACTTCTTTAACATCGACAAAGAAAACATTATCGGTGCGTACTGCACAATCGTATTTAATGATGGACGAGATAACTATATTGAAGTCATGACTATTGAACAAATTAAACAAGCATGGATGCAGTCATCAATGATTAAAGATGAAAAAGCATTACAAAATTCTAAAACACATAATAATTTCAAAGAAGAAATGGCTAAAAAAACAGTTATCAATAGAGCTGCTAAACGTTATATCAACACATCAACAGATAGCAATCTTTTCAAATACGCACAAGAATCCGAACAACGTCAACGCAAAGAAGTGTTAGACGCAGAAGTTGAAGAAAATGCAAATCAAGAACAATTGGACTTTGAACAACCAGTTCTCGAAGAAGCACAATACACAGAATTAGAAAATGATAAGCCTATTGATGTATCTGACTTTGAAGAAATAAAAGAACCTGCAACAGAAAAAGAAAGCGAAGAAGAGCCATTTTAATTGAAACAATAGCAACTGGTTCAAGTGGTAACTGCTACGTCTTAAATGATGGACGTACTACGTTACTACTTGAGGCAGGTATAAAATTTGAACGTGTTCAAAAGCATTTCAAATATAAAACAAGACATATAGCAGGGTGTCTTATCACACACGAACATGGTGATCATGCAAAGTACACAAAGCATTTTGTCGACAATGGTGTAATCAGCTATATGACTGCTGGAACACAACAAGCTATGAATTTTGAAAGTCATCGCTTATGCACGATTAAGGCAAAGCAAGAGCTGCGAATAGGTACATGGTCAATTCTACCGTTTGACATCGAACATGATGCTAACGAGCCTGTGGCTTTCTTATTACAAAGCACACTAGGTTATAAGATCCTGTATGTTACTGATACGAAGTATCTGAAATACAAATTTAACGGCATTACACACATGATGTTAGAAGTTAATTATATCTATGAACAAATGCAAGAAAACATAAAAAACGGCAGTGTACACAGCGCATTAGCAAATAGAATTATGGAGTCTCATTTTAGCTTAGAACATGCTATAGGAATGTTGAAAGCAAATGATTTAACTAGACTCGAAGAAATACATTTAATTCATTTAAGTAGCCAAAATTCAAATGCAAAATACATTAAAAGAGAAATACAAAAAGTGACGGGCGTGCCCGTTTATGTTGGAGGTTTATAAATGATAAACAGAACAATATTAGTTGGTCGTTTAACTAGAGACCCAGAATTAAGGACCACTCAAAGTGGTGTAAATGTAGCATCATTCACATTAGCAGTTAACCGTACATTTACAAATGCACAAGGCGAGCGCGAGGCAGACTTTATTAATATCATCGTATTTAAAAAACAAGCAGAGAACGTTAATAAATACCTATCTAAAGGATCGTTGGCGGGCGTAGATGGTAGGTTACAAACGCGGAACTATGAAAATAAGGAAGGTCAACGTGTATACGTTACGGAAGTTATTGCTGATAGTATTCAATTTTTAGAACCGAAAAACTCAAATGACACTCAACAAGATTTATATCAACAACAAGTACAACAAACACGTGGACAATCGCAATATTCAAATAACAAACCAGTAAAAGATAATCCGTTTGCGAATGCAAATGGTCCGATTGAACTAAATGATGATGATTTACCATTCTAATTTAACCGGTTTGAAAGTGAGGTGTGTATATGACTGGTTGGATAAGTATTGATCGCTCAATTCAAAATCATTGGCTATTTAAAGAAAAGAGAACATTTTCAAAGTTCGAAGCATGGATATATTTACTCATGGAAGCGAATCATTCAGAGGCAAAAGTGCCTATAGGAAACCAAATTGTAACCGTTGAAAGAGGACAAAGATTAACATCTATTTTGACCTTGTCTGACCTTTTTAACTGGTCACGATTTAAAGTGAAAACCTTCCTTGACTTACTCGAGAGTGATGGAATGTTAGAAGTCAAAACAACATCAAAATATACCCTTATAACCATTGTCAATTATGACTTTTATCAAAGTGAGCAGGGCAGGAACCAACATCAAAACGACATCAAACCAACATCAAAACAACATCAGTCAAACATCAACCCAACATCAAAACAACATCAAACCAACACAAACAATAATGATAATAAAGATAATAATGAAAAGAATGTGAATAATGAGAAGAAGAAGGTAACCGCCTTCGACTTCTTCCAAGATAACGGATTCGGTTTCATAACTCCTTACAATTTAGACGATTTAAATTACTATCTTGATTCATTTGAAAATGATTCAGATGAAATAGTTACCGCATCACTTAAAATCGCTAAAGACAGAAACAAGGTTACTTGGGGATATGCTAAAAGCATTTTGAATACTTGGCTTAATGCAAACTTGAAATCTATTGAACAAGTACGTGCATTTGAAAAGCAACAACTTGAAAGCAAAAAACAAAATTATAAACCTTTCGTTAAACAATCAAAAGAAAAAACACCCAAATGGCTCACAGACAGCACGAGAGAAACGAAAACGCCGGAAGTAGATGAAAACCTTGAGAAAGACAGAGAAGCTTTTATTAAGCGTCTAAATAGCAAATGGGAGTGATTGAAAATGGATGCATTTGATAAATACTATCTATTTGATCATGACGGCAACAAAATGTTTTCAGTTACACCACATTTTAAAGATGGACGGCATTTAGTTGTTGGATTAAAACATACAAAATTCAATGGTCGACGTTGGTACTTAGATGATTATGAATTAAAAATACTTATTGATAATGAACAAATGGAGTTAGGACACCAAACAAGCTTATTTGAATATATATGAGGGATTACATGGAGATAGAAATTAAATTTAACGAAACTTTCGAGGCACCTATGGGCTCGCCTCGACCGCGTTTTAGCACAAAAGGTAGATATGCACACACATATATGCCTACAAAATATACAGAACATAAAAAATATTTACAAAATCAAATGCCAAAGCTAAATCTAGAAAATGCATTAAAAATTGAATTAGAGTTTTACTTTACTCCACCTAAATCATGGTCGAAGAAAAAGAAAACTCAAGCGATTGGACAATTAAAAGTAACTAAACCAGATATCGATAATTTGATGAAGACAGTTCTAGACGCTTGTAACAATTATTTGTGGAAAGATGACAATCAAATTGCAGAAATAACTAGCTCAAAGCGTTATGGAATTGAGCCCAAAATAATCATACGAATAGAAGAAATATAAGAGGTGGATAAAATGGCGAGAAAAGCAAGGATTGTAACAATAAATGATAAACCATATAGGTTTACCAAATCTGAAATGGAATTAATAGAAAGTCACGGTATAACCGCTGGAATGGTTTCTAAGAGAGTAAAAGACGGTTGGGAACTACATGAAGCAATGGACGCACCAGAAGGTACGCGTTTAAGCGAGTACAGAGAAAAGAAAACAATAGAAAGACTGGAACAAGCTAGACTCGAACGCAAATTGGAAAGAAAGCGAAAGAAAGAGGCTGAGCTAAGAAGAAAGAAGCCACATTTGTTTAATGTGCCTCAGAAACATCCAAGAGGACGTTATGCGTGCTACCTGATGGAAAACGACATATTCGTGAAAGTTAAGAAGTAG